GCCGACGGCGGGTAGGCGTCCACCTCGTCGAGGATGACCACTCGCCTCGAGATCCGCCTGAATCCGCTCCCGCTGTTCGCGCCGGTGAGCGAGAGGATCCCCCCGGGGAACTTCTTGTGCGTAAGCGTGTTGCTCGAATCCTTCGGACCCCGGTCCATCTCCTGCACCCGGATCCGCGCGAGCACCGGCACGTCGCGCATCATCGGCGCGATCGTCTCTTTCGAAAACCCCTTCGAGTCGTCCACCGTAGGCTGCACCACCAGGATCGACGCAGGGTCCTGGTCCATGTGGTAGCCGATCGCCGCGCTCACCATGAGCGTGTACCCGATCCGCGCGCTCTTCTGGAGCGTGACCTGCTCCACCTCCGGGTCGGTGATCGCGTCCATGATCCCGCGCTGGTACGGCAGCGTCCGCCACCGGCCCGGCTCCGCCGCCGTCTCGGCCGAGAGCACGAAGAACTCGTCCGCCCACTCCGACAGCGTGCGTCGCGGCGGGGGACGCCAGGCACGCAGCGCGCTCGCCACCACCACGTCGAGGTCGGCGAACGCGGCGGCCGTCACGCGCCCCGCTCCTCCCGGTCCGGCTCTCCCGCGAGTCCCTCGAGCGCCTCCCGTATCGCGGCCTCAAAGAGCCGCACCTGATCCCGTGTGAGCCCGGGATCCTGCTGGCGCACCCACGTCGGCACCCCGAGCAGCTTCGTCTTGCACTCGCTGAACACCGCCACCATCCGCGCCTCGACCTCACTCGCAGGCAGGAGCTCGCCGCGCCGCTCCGCGAGGTCCATCTCCGCGAGCTCGGCCCGAGCCGCATCGAGCCTCGCACGTGCCTCAGCCAGGGACGGCGCCTCGTCCGCCTCTCCGTCCCGCTTCTTCGGCGCCGTCGGCCCCGTCAGCGGCACCATGTCGGCGTACGTGGACGCCTTCCACTCCGCATCAGCCTTCGCCAGGTCCAGGATCTTCGGGTGCCCGACCTCGCTGCGCCCCACGCTCGCGCTCAACCGGCCCCGCTTGATCGCGTTCGACACCGCCTCCACCGAGCACCCGCGGTGCTTCGCGTAGGCCCTCAGCGACATCAATGGCGCCCTCTTCTTCGTCACCCACCGCCTACTTGTCCAATGGTTACATGGTGGTTAGCTAGCGGGATTTCGCGCCTCTGCGCACCCGTAACGGTGGGTGTACCTGGAAGGACCCAGGCCACGGGGGTGCCCCTACCCTGCCTCTACCGCGCGCACTGGCGGTGACCTGTATGGTCGTCGGTAGCCATCCCTCCAGCGCCAGTAGGCACCCCACCATTCAGCCCAGTCGACATCGTCATCGGACCTGAACATACGAGCGGACATCGCCAGCATCCCCACCGCATCCGCCAAACTCTCTCTCAGTCCTCGCATTTCACAGGCCACACAGCACGGGGCGGTATCGTCAATAATGCGCACTGGCCATGCCGTCTCCTGCCCCTCACACACGTCACAGGTAGTGTCTATTCCGGATGGCATAACTCTACTGATGGCCGGCATCACGCTTAGTCCTTTCCCTGGTCGATGGTCGGAACGTCATCGAGCAGTCCCGAGCGTGCCAGGCGGTCGCGTGCCACGCGCTGGCTGGACCCCATTTGCCTGTCACGCAGGAACAACTTGCCCGGCCCCACGCCGGTCCAGCGCAGTTGCACGAGCGGGTCGAGCTGTCCTCGGATGCTGCGTCCCTGATCGCAGCGCAGCGTGCAGCACGCTGGGTACTGCGAGCCTGTACCCCGCCACCTGTCTTGGGTGCGCTGCGCCTCGGTGACCTGTTGGCGCATCACGCATGCACCTACAGTCATGCCACGGCAGGAGAGGGCGATGCAGTCGAATCGGTCATGCGGCCTGAGCCATGGCTGCGAGCGCTTCCGCAGCCAGGTCTCGGGCACGACCGCGAGGACGAGCTTCCTACCGGTCATTCGGCGCGCCGGTCCCTCCTGCGCGCGGAATGTAGCACTACCCTACCCTACGTGCCACACACATCGGCCACGCCGGGGAAAGCACGCCGAGGTCGAATCGCCCCTTCTGCTGGCCGATGGTCTCGCCGATGGCGATGAGCGCCCGGCGGGCTGACACCTGCCCCTCGGGCTCGTCCTGGTTGTCGTAGATCGAGACCAGCACCGCGATAGCGGCGAGTTGCTTCTCGGCATCCTGAGCGCGCCGCGTGGCAGCATCGCGTTCGAGGCGCAGGTTGTCGTACTCGTTCCACCCACCGAGTTCTCCGCGCCTCCGGTCGTCCTGGCATTGCTCGCGATCGTCGCCTGGTGGTTCCAGGTAGCCAGAATCGAACATGTCGGCGATGGCGATACATACCGGCTTGACGGCGCTGCACTCGGCCTTCGTTTCGCCGTAGGACGCGACCGCGAATTGCCCGTGCTCGTCGAACCACACGACGATGGCCTGGCGGGCTTTCGCGGCTTCGCAGGCTCGCTGCGCGACGCGGATGGTCGGCTTCATGGCGCCACCTCAAGCAATATGCACTCGCTGCACAGGTGGTGGCCGTCGCCCTGACAGCCGCCTTTGGTCGGCTTGCCTGGCGAGTACATGTCACATCGGTGATCAGGGTCGCGCACGCCAGGCTCGCCGAGCCCAGGCGGGAAACAGAACGCACGTGACGTATTCAGCACGGCTACCCGAAGCGCGTTGCCGGCCCATTCACTGACTGGCTGCTTCGCCTCCATCGCGCGAGCTCGCACGTAGTCGCGCAGCGGAGCCTCGACCCAAATCGACAGCATGACTTTGCCGTTGTTCGCGGGGTGCTTGTTCATTGGCCTACTCCAAAGAGAACTTCGTGGCTCAGCCTCTTGGCTGCGATTTCGCAGTCCCGGCGAGCGCGTCGATCCGCTCGCGCACGTCGATCTTCAGGCGCTCCCAGTTGGGTGCGGTCACCTCCGTTTCGGGCTCGCCGTACTTGTTAACCGGCGCGGTCGGTTTCGCGCTGTTAACCACTTTCCGGCGCAGTTGAAACACGGCGCGTTGGGCCTGGATCTTGTCCATTGGAGCTCCATCCGGCCCGATCGGCACGCTGTGCTGCCAAGCGCCGCGTCCGTCGTATTCATCGTGATCGAATGCCTCGCCATGCCTCGCCTGCCGCGCCTTGCCGCGCCACGCCCTGCCGCGCCCCGCCTCGCCGCGCCTCGCCTGCCACGCCTCGCCCGGCCGCGCCTCGCCCCGCCTGCCGCGCCTTGCCTCGCCCAACCGCGCCTGCCGCGCGGAGCATGACCCGCTGCTCGACACGGACCATGCTCCGCGCGTACGTCACGCGGCCCGCTTCTTCCTGCCCTTGAGCTTCTTCCGGGCAGCATTCACCGCCTGGCGGACCTCCGCCAGCTCGACCAAGTAGTGGTACTTCTCCCCGACCCGCTCGTACTCGGCGAGGGCTTGGGCCAGGAACGCATCCCGGCGCTCATGGTCGCTCATGACATCGACCAGCGCCGCGTACCCGGTCCTGCCGCGCGCCTCGACCGGGGACACGTAGACCTGGCGCACCTTGCCATCCAGGTACGTGACCTCGACCTCGGTGATGAGCTCGCGCGCCTGCCAGAGCCGGTAGGCGTGAGCGGCCTTCGTGTCATCCCACGTGAACCGAGAGTGGAGCGCGCTGTGCGGGTGTTTCCGCGCCCATTCCACCACGACGTCGGGTCGGAGCCCGCCCTGTCGCTGGTAGATGGACTCGAGCTCTTCCGCGACCGCGGCCGCAAGACGCTTCTTGGCCGATGTCACGGTCTAGCCCCCCTTCGGCGCAGCGAGCCGGAATGTCCCCCAGCCCATGCCGGCGCTGTCCTTGGAGTCCGGCCGGCCCGCTCCGATCCCGACCTGCTCCCCCATCCTCGCGAGCAGGTTCGTCACGTCGCTCTGCGTGAACTGGTCCGCGTCGTAGCGGATGCGGATCGTGGCCTCCCACCCCTCGTCCCACATCGGGCGGGGGCGGATGTCCGCAACCCCCGTCTCGTTGCGGACCGCGAAGTCAGTCCGCTTCGGCTTGCCCTTCGTGATCCTCACGAGCGGCGTGACCCCGAAGCGGTCCCGCTCGTACCCGTCCGCCTGGACGAAGATGCTGAGCTTCGCGAGCGTCATCGGGAAGCCGAGGAGCCTGCACGTCGAGATGAGGCCGGCCCGGAACGCGCTCGCTGGGAGTCCGGCCCACCCCTCGTCCGAGATGTGGGTTGCCTCCACCACACAGCGGTCGAAGTCCTTCGCTTCCCGCTTCTCCTTCTTCGCCGCCGCGGGGCCTGCCGCCTGCTTGGCGGCCATCCCCTCCAGGATGCGCTGGCTGAACTTGTTCTGAACCATCGGTGCGGTGCCTTCGATCTTGAACTTCGCCTCCATGATGTTTGGAGGGGTGATCGCAACCTTCTCCTTTTTCGCGAATGCCATTGTTGTTCCCTCTCCTGCTGTGGGCCCATGGGCCCGCTTGATTCGGCGGTTGTGGTGACGCGGTATGCGTCGCCGCCGAGGTCTGCTTGTGCTTCTCAGCCTGGTCGGGTCACCTCCTCCCACTGCTTCAAAACTCCCAGCTTCCGACCGAACTCCACAGGATCCACGAAAGAGTTCCCAACGACGCCCTGCTTGAGCACGTAGTAGTCGCCGAGCTTCTCGCGGGCCTTCCCTCGGGCCGCCATGAGGCGGCGGGGGTCCTCTTCGGCTGCGAGCTTCCGACTGATGCGCTGGACAAGCGCCCGCATGGTGACCGGAACCGTCTTAGTCTCCGCCATGATCTTGTCCTCCTCCACTTGTCCTCACCGCCGGAACGAGCCGGCCCCGCGCCTTCTTCTCGCGCGCCTGCTGACTCACGAGCGACCGCAGCGCGCGCAGGTTCTCCTCCGCGCGCGGGCCCACGACACCGATCGCCTCGAGCGCCTCCCGCGGCGAGCGCACCACCGCGACCTTGACCCCGGCGCGCGCCCACGCCGCGTGCCGCCCGAGCTGCGCGAGCGAGAGCCGTCCCTCCTTGCTCTTGGCCTCGAGGAGCGTGAGCGTCCCGCACCACCCAACGAGGAGGTCCGGCTCGCCCTCGGCGGACACGTCGAGGACCAGGACCTCGGCGCCGGCCATGAGCAGGGTCGCGACGATGGCCGGCTGCGTGCCATCCACG